CGTGTTACAGAAGTAACAGCCGCCAAAGTTACGAAAATTGGCGGAGAAAAAAGAAAGTAAAACGCTAAAAGTAAAAGGACAATGACTAAAAGGACTATGAGAAAGTCGAAGAGCGAGCGTGAGGCCAGTTGGCTTCGTGAAGAGCCGTTGGGCTGGGTGTTGGTAACGTTGCTGCTGGGCTGCGACTGTGGTTTCCTGTTCGGCTTCAACGGTGTACGTGCCGCGTTGGACGGCCATCCGTGGGGCGGCGTGGTCGTGATGGGCGTGGAGGCTGCCGTGGGCTGTTGGTGCGCGTGGTCGTCGCTGTGCGAGCTTTGGTGGCGTTGGAAAAGGCGTGGCAACGGCGTGGAGTGAGAAGAAAGAAAAGATGCTGCTTATGTTTGAAAAGATAAGTAATGTCTTTGAAAAGATAAGTAATGTCTTTGAGAAGATAAGTAATGTCTTTGAGAAGAAAAGTAATGTCTTTGAGAAGATAAGTAATGTCTTTGAGAAACGAGAGAAACGAGAGAAATGAATGAAACGATATAACGACAAGCGTTCTGCAAGGGAAGCCTGAGAGCTTCAGCGGTGTAGGAATGGCGGCTCGGAAAGACGAGCGGGGGCGGCAAGCTGACGGCATCAGCGGTAAGGCTTGGCTATGGGTTCGACTCCCGCCGCCCCACAAGTTCAACATTCAAAACATAAAAGGACATGAAGAAGTTTATAGCAGTAACGAAAGAGAACAGGGAGTTCTTGGCCAAGGCGTTTGGCGTGACCGAGAAGTATGTGTGGATGTGCTTGCAGTATCGCGACAAGAACAGCGACACGGCGAGGAAGATACGTTCGTTGGCCGTTCAGCGTGGCGGTGTGGCGATGGTTCAAGCTCCAGAGATGGAGACGCTGCACGACGCTGACGGCTATATGCGCCAGTACTTCCCTAACGGCGCGATGATAGAGGTGCTGAAGGAAAACGGCTTCTACGAGGTGTTGCACAAGGGCGAGTGCGTGAAGCGCGGCGCGGGCTTGACGATAGCTCAGCTTGGCGGATTGCAGCAATGGGCTGGCGGTCTCAGATAATCGACTGAAACGACAGAGACGCTATGGAGTATTACGGAAACACGCTTTGCATAAGCCACACGGAGCTGACGGCTGGCATCATGACGGAAAACTACTTGAAGCAGCTTCGCCATAGGGGTCAGATTGCGCAGGTGCGCCGTGGCTGTTATGGCACGCCCGCGTTGTTTGCCGTTGACAGCCTGCCGCTGAAGTACCGTGTGGAGGTTTACCACCGTCACCCCGACTTGCGGGAGAGGGCGGAGAGCAAGCCCTTTATGGAGACGATAGAACCCGACGGGCGGGCGATGCAGTATTACGCCGACTACGTGCTGTCGGACGGCAGACACCTGTCGGAGGAGAAGCAGAGGGAGTATGCGAACAACTGTGCGATAATGAACGCCTTTAGGAAGTTGATGGAGGAGAGCAATTCGCACAGGCTGCGTCAGTCGAAGCCGAGGGTGAACAAGACCGACTTTTGGCGCAAGGCCGCCGCCGCGCTGCCGAGGTTTGGCGACCGCTGGCCGAACACGCTGCCAGAGAGCGAGCGGAGGTTGCAAAGGAAGTTCAACGAGTACCTAAGAGAGGGTTACGAGTGCTTCATCAGCAAGAAGATGCAGAACTCGAACGCGGCGAAGGTGGACGACGATGTGAAGGAGAGCCTGTTGCTGTCGTTGATAGCGCACCACAACAACCTTGACAACTCGAAGGTGGCCGCGCTGTACAACAGCAGGGCTAAGGCCAACGGCTGGAAAGAGATAACCCCCTCGACGGTGGGCGTATGGCGGGAGAAATATGACCTTGTGACCGCCGCAGGGCGACTTGGCGCGTCGAACTTCCGCAACAAGCGGACGATGCAGGTGAAGCGCACGAGGCCGACCGCCCCATTCCTGCTGTGGACGCTCGACGGGTGGGTGTGCGAGTTGCTGTACCAGAGCAGCAAGACCGACGCGAAGGGACACACGGTGACGACCTACTCGAACAGGCTGTGCCTTGAGGTGGTGCTTGACCCGTGCTGCAACTACCCGATAGGGTACGCCGTGGGCACTCACGAGACCCCCGAACTGATAAAGGAAGCCCTGCGCGATGCCGCCATGCACAGCAAGGAACTGTTTGGGGAGATGCTGCGGGCTAACCAGATACAGAGCGACAGGAACGCGATAAAGAAGATGATGCCGCTGTATGCCGTGATGGGCGATAAGGTGACACCCGCGAGAGCGAAGAACGCGAAGTCGAAGGTTGTAGAGCCGTATTTCGGCTATTTGAACAAGACCTATTGCCAGCTGTGCAACAACTGGAGCGGATTTGGCATCACGACCGACCCGACGCGGCAGCCGAACAGCGAGGCGTTGAACCAGTTGCGCCACACGTTTCCCGACATTGAGGGCGTGAGGGCGCAGATAGACAAGATGATGCAGATAGAGCGTCAGCGCAAGGTGGGCGTGCTTCGAGAGATGATGGCGCAGTTGCCATCGGAACGCCGTTTGCCGTTGAGCAAGGAAGCGTACCTGCTCAACTTCGGAGCGGAGACAGGCTTCAAGAACGCCCTTGAGGGCGGCGGGCTGCGCCCCACGCTGCTTGGCGTGAAGCGCGACTACGACTGCTTCGACATCGGGTTCAGGGAACACGCCTCGACGCGTTGGACGGTGAAGTACGACCCGAACGACCTGAGCGAGGTGTTGGCGGTGAACGAAGACGGCACATTGCGCTATATGCTGACGGAGAAATATGTCCAGCCGATGGCGTTGGCCGACCGCAAGGAGGGCGACGCGGCGCACCTGCAACAGACCTACGCCTTCAATGAGCGTTTGGAGCAGCACGTTACGGACAGGCTGTGCGCCGCCCATCAGACGCTGCTTGACCACAAGGAGGTGTTGATAGGCAGCGAACCCGACAACATCCTCACGCGGCTGCTGCTGACGAACAGCGACGGTCAGCACAAATCGGAGCGCGACCGCCAGCGGTTGAAAGCCGCCGACATCGATGCGATAGAGGTTAAGACGGTAGAAACGTCGCTGCTGCCGCAGGGCGCGGCCACGACTGACAAAGACGATTATTCAATATTCTAAAATAGTAAAAGGACATGACCACAAGTGAAAGAGAAAAGATTGCGGCGCGTTTGAAAGACTACTGCGCCCAAAAGGGCAGCCAGAACAAGGCCTCCAATTCGATGAACGGAGTAAGCTCGGCGACAGTGAGCAAGGTGCTTGCTGGCGACTGGGACACCATCAGCGACGAAATGTGGCGCACGATAGCGTCGCAGACGGGACACGAGGCGAAGGAGTGGCACATCGCCGAGACGCGAGCCTACAAGCGTATGACCTTCCTGCTTGACAACGCGCGTGCTGACAGCCTTGTGCTGGCGGTGACGGGCGATGCGGGCTGCGGCAAGACCGAAGCCATCAAGAACTACACGGCACTGCACAGGAACGTTTACCACCTGTGTTGCTCGGAGTACTGGAACAGGCGCACGTTTATGGGCAAGGTGTTGCAGACGATGGGCGTTGACTTCGCTGGCTCGACGGTGAGCGACATGATGGACGACATCATAGACACGTTGAAGAAGAAGCAGCAGCCGTTGGTGGTGCTTGACGAGGCCGACAAGCTGAGCGACCAAGTGCTGTATTTCTTCATCAGTCTGTACAACCAGTTGGAGGGGCACTGCGGGATTATGCTGTGCGCCACCAACTACCTGTCGAAGCGTGTGAAGCGCGGCTTGCGCTTGGGCAAGAAAGGCTATGAGGAGATATACAGCAGGACGGGTAGGAAGTTCGTGGAGTTGCAGGTGATAAACACGGAGGACATTGCCGCTGTGTGCGTTGCCAACGGTGTGACGGACGCGAAGACTATAAACGCCATAGCCGCCGACTGCGAGTGCGACCTTCGTAGGGTGAAACGCTCGGTGTGGGCGATGCAGAAGAAACAGTCATGAGTTGTAAGTTATGAGTTATAAGTTATGAGAGCGATAAGCAACAAGAATGTGATGTCGGCCCGCTTCGAGACCGCCGCTTTTGAGGGAGCGTGGCTGCGGAGCTTTGGCCGTCCCGAATTGCGCGGCACGTGGATAATCTATGGCGGCAGCGGTTCGGGCAAGACCACGTTCACGTTGCAGTTGTGCAAATACCTTACGAAGTTCTGCCGCGTGGCCTACGACAGTTTGGAGCAGGGCTTGAGCCTGTCGCTGCAAAGAGCGTGGGAGCGCGTGGGCATGGATGCCGCTGGCAGCAAGATAATCCTGCTGAACAAGGAAGGGCTGAAAGACCTGCGCGAGCGTTTGGTGAAGAAGCAAAGCCCCGATGTGGTGGTGATAGACAGCGTGCATTACCTGTGGGGCGTGAGCGTTCGCGACCTGATGAAGCTGAAGGACGACTTTCCTCAGAAGCTGTTTGTATATGTCAGCCATGAGAAAGGCGGGATGCCCGATGGCAAGTTGGCCGTGAAGCTGCGCTACGATGCCGACATCAAGGTGCGCGTGGAAGGTTACAAGGCATTTGTGACCACACGCTACGAGGTGTCGGAAAGGTGCGAGGGCGGGCAGGACTTCGTGATATGGGAAGAAGGCGCGGAGAAATACTGGCTGAACGAGTTATAAGTTGTGAGTTATAAGTTATGGCAGAGAACAAGACAATGGACACGATACACAGGGGCTTGCTGAAGAAGTTTCACACCCTGTGCGGTGCGCTTCACATTGACGAAGAGAGCAAGCGCACGATAGTGGAGAGTTACGGCGTGGAGAGCAGCCGCGACATCGACACCCACGACTTGGTGGACTTGTGCGCGAGGTTGTCGGCGCAGGCGAACCAGCGTAGCGGCGCGGGCGAGATTGACAAGCTGCGCAAGCGCGTGATGGCCGCGATAGGCGGCTATCTGAAGAGCGTGGGCAGGGAGAGCAACGCCACGTTGATAAAGAGGATAGCGTGCCGTGTGACAGGCCACGAAGAGTTCAACAGGATACCGAAGGAGCGTCTGCGCAACCTGATAGGTCTTTTCAACAACAAGGTGAAGGATGCGCAGCGCGTGGAAGCCCTGACGAAAGAGGAGAAAAAAGAAAGCCCGTCCCCAGAGCTGGTGATGTTTATGCTGAACCAGCCGAGGGGCGAGGCGTAGTAACTAATAAAAAAGAATAAATTATGAGTTGGTTTACAGAAAGCAACAGACCCAAGCATTTCTACTATGCGATAGCGTGTGGGCTTATGGGAACGTTCCTGTTCGCGTTAGGCGTGGCGGCGGGTATGGAGTACAAGGACTACGCCTATGGCAACAAATGGGACTGGCTGGACTTGCTCGCCACGGTGTTGGGAGGTCTGGTCGGTCAGGCGTTGCAGGTGACTTTGTACCTGCTGATAGCGTGTCTTGTGCCATGAGTCTCTTGGAGATAGAATAAATACCTTTTAATCACTAATTAAAACCCAGCAAAATGGAACAAGTTACGATGACAGCGGAAGAGCGTCGGGAGTATGAGGCCTTCCGTGCAGCGAAAGCCAAGAAAGAGGCGGCGGAGAAGCGCAAGAAGCAGCGTGAGGACTATGCCGCGATGGTGGATGACGAGGTGCGCTCAGCCTTGCCAGTCCTAAGAGAGTTGAGTGAGCAGATAAAGACGGTGAAGGACACCGTATTCGGCAATTTCGACACGATACTGAAGATGAAGTCGGAGGTGTTGGGATTGACGAAAGACGACCAGCGCAGCCACACATTCACTACGAGCGACAGCAAACTGCGCCTGACGCTTGGCGTGAACACCATCGACGGTTACCGTGACACGGTGGAGGATGGCATTGCGATGGTGAAGGGCTACATCGAGAGCCTTGCGAAAGACGAGACGAGCAAGGCGTTGGTGAACGCTGTGCTGCGCCTGTTGAGCCGCGACCAGAGCGGCAACATCAAGGCGAGCCGTGTGCTTCAACTGCGCAAGATGGCGGACGAGACAGGCGATGAGCAGTTCGCGGAGGGCGTGCGCATCATCGAGGAGAGCTACCAGCCAACGGTGACGAAACGCTACATCCGCGCCGAGTATAAGGACGAGAAAGGCGCGTGGCGCATCGTGCCGTTGGGTGTGACCGATGTGGACTGAGCCTCCATAAAAAAGGGTGCGCTGCCCATCTGCCAAACGGCAAGGATGACCAGCGCAACGCCCACGTAAAAGGACGTTGCAAAGGTATAAAAAATAAGGCAGATGAAAGAGCGAAAGCACCACAAAAGTACGCTTGCCCGCGTGGAAATGATAAAAAAGCTCACGGCGGAGCATTATGAGGAGGGCAATCAAGCACGTTGTTACAAGGCGGTGTGGCGCAATTTCATCTATCCGAAATACAGGATATGCTACCGCACCTATTTGAGTTACCTCGGTCTGTTGCCCCCTCAACCATCCCCCAGCGGCCTGACGCTGTTTGACTTTATTGATGACGGCTTCTGACAGGTGATGTCGGAAGCCGTTGTTGTTATGCCTATGGTGAGTGTCGGCTGCATTAGTTGTGTCGAATGACCACGCCGACCTCGACGGCTTTGCCAGTGTTGGGTATGGCGGTGGTGTCCTGTGCGCTGGTGATGTAGCGTTCCACGGACTCAAGCAGTTCGGCGTGGTCGTGGTTGGTGGCTGATGTGGTGAGCATGAAGCCCGCGAAGTTGTCGCCCCGCAGCCCCTGCATGGCGGCGTTGACGCGGTCGATAAGGTCGAAGAAAGCGAGTGCCTCGGTCTGTTTGCTGTCAGCGTGTCCGTGTGTGGCGACGGCTCGCGTGATGATGTGCAGTCGGACGGCGACATCACCCCGCCTTGCGGCGTTGTTCTGCTGTCGCCATTCGATGGTCTCGAACTCCACGAACACGGCAGGCAGCGGCCAAGTAGCCCCGCCGTTGAGCAGGGTGACGTTGTTGTTCCAGATGTCGATGAACCGAAGTTCGGGAATGCGGTCGGCGAGCCGCTGGCAGATGGCCGTGAATATTTGTTTTCTCATTGCTTCAAGAGTTTTGTTGCTTGGAGGTTGAATTGTGCGAGGCTGCGGTCGATGCAGCCTTTTATTATTTCGCGCGTGCGCTTGCCGTCTCCGACAAACTGTCGCTTTGGCATTTTGAACTTTCGTGAGTGCGCCTTGACGGTGTAGGCCTTGCCGCTTTTCTTGTTAGTCCGAGTGTGTTGTCTGACCTGCACCGTTCCCTTGCCTCCCTCGTTGTGGATGGCGGCGTAAGGCACGGCGGAGGTGAAGCGCACGCCGTTTTCCGTCACCTCGGCGCGGATGGAGCGTCGCATAGTGTTTGATACCTCCAATAGCGAGCCTTTGCCATAGTCGTGTGCGCGAGGTTTCCACTTTTCGGAGAAGAACGCCTTGCGCTCAAAGTTCTTGTCGAACTCCTCGGAGAGTTCGATGCGCATATCATTGAGAATGTCGCGTTTTATTTGTTGAGGGTCAATCATTTTTTTTGTTGCGATGTGTGGTAATTGAGAAATAAACCTTATCTTTGCAGAAAATTATATGCAATGGACGGAAAGTATTCAGACTTGAGACATAAAACGTTTCTTGACTTTGCCCCGACGGACGAGGCATTGGACGAGATTATCTGCGGCCACAGTGAGGAGGACAAGATGTTTTTCTTGTCGAACTTGGACGAGAACAGCCGCATGATGACATTTATGGACTTTACCGATTTTACGGATGACAAGGAGCTTGTTCGTGCCATTGAGGATTGTTTTGGAGAGGAGTATAACTCAATTTTCAATGAGTGATTTCAAAGTGTTTTTGAATGTCGCGTCGTAGTCGAAGCAACTTCTGACGAGCTTCTTTAGTTCGGTTTTCTTAAGGGCGGTCTTTCCGTCCTTCTTTTTTGCCCCAGCCGTATAGAGCGCATTGACAAGTCCTGTCGCTTGGTCGTCATAACTACCCTCGAACAGGTGTTTTCTGACGGCGGTCAGCACATCCTCCGCCTTAGCCCCCGTTTCTTTTATGATTGTGTCGTAGTGGAGAACCCAGTCATTATAACCAGTGGAGTCTCTGTTTTCCATAAATTCGGGGTGCTGCATTTTACCGCCAAGCCTAGTGTAAAATTCGGGAAGGGTCTTTCTTGCGACAAACTCGTTGGCCATTTCCATATACCTCGTTTGTGGGTTCGTCAACCGCATATTACCCTTTTTGTTTCTGTTGTGCGTTATCTCATGCCAAAGGGTAGCGAGCGCATCAGCCTCCTCGAAAGAAAGGTCTTGCCCACGCTTTACCTTGTTTAGCCCCGCGATCACACGGTTGAACCTATCACCCCTCATGGCGATAAGTCCGTTCATGTCGGTATAGCCATTAACGCCTCTTTTGTTCGTCTCTATGAGTTGTGAGAACCCACGTTCAAACCACTTTTTGCGCTCCTCAGCCTCGTTTATGAAGTCAACGGCATCCTGTGCCGTCTTGACCTCCTTTGTGGCTTGCGTAATGGCCTGTTTTGCGTCTTGTGTAGCCTTGTAGTAAGGATGCTTGGGCGGAAAGAGTTGGAGGGATTTTCCCGCGTTAAAGCGGAAGATTTTGCGTTTTTCGCCCTCGGTGCAGTTGTCTCCTCGTGTCTTGGCGAGTTCGGGGTCAGATGTGGGGTATTTGCCCTTTCTGACCTGCACGGCTGTACACCTACAGTTCCATCCATTTGGCGGCAGATACTCCGTCCAGAAGGGGTCGGATGGTGGCAGCGTAGTGCCGTTGAGGATGGCGTGTTCCTCACGCACGCGGTTGTCGCCAGCGGTGCGGTATTGGAGGTCGTATCGGTCGCCGTCACGCTCGAAGTCCTGCCATTTCGCCGCCATGAGCGACGCTCCCACGGCGTGGTTGTATTCCGCATAGAGGTAGTTGTGGTTGTAGGTTGCGTTGATGCGCCGCACATCGCCCAAGAAGTCGCGGTAAGGCTTAATGTCGCCGCCATCGGTGGTGAGCGACAGCCCCACCTCACGGAGTGAGTGGTAAGTCTTGAAGCCCGAAAAGATGAATGCGTTGTTCTCAAGGGCGTGTCGGACGGTGTCAGGCACTTCGTGCGGCAGTGAGCCGCTGATGGCCGTATCGATGATGCGGAGGGTCTCGGCGATGAGCTTGCGCACTTTGGGGTCGGCGAACTGTGAGATGTTGAAACCTCCGCTGTCGTACACCAGCCCAGCCGCGTCCTCAAAGGCGGCATCATCGAAGGAGAAAGGCGCATCGTTGGCCAGTTGCATGGAGTCGCCGTAGAGAGACTGCACCGCCTTGTTGAAGTCGGCGTAACGCGAGCGCAGCCCCACCGCCTTAGTGGGGCTTACCCGAAAAAACTGTCAGGCTGTGTCTTGGCCTCTCGCACACCAATAATCTGCACGTTGTATTTGTCGATGAAATACTGCGGGTCGATGTCGTAATACTCCAGCAGGATGCGCTCCATCTCCCTCTGCTCGGCGGGAGAGAAGGAGGCGGCATCGTCCCATTGGAACGACAGCCCTTTGAGCGGGAATCCGTGCCGCACCATGAGCGGCAGGAGTTTGTCGTTGATGATGTTGGCGAGCATCTTTGCGTCGGCCTTGATGACATCCTCGAATATCTCAAGGTGCGTCTCTGACTGTGAGAGCGACGAGCCGCTGTCGATGGTCATGGTCTGCATAAGCACTCCTTTGGAGATTTCGCTGTTGCAACGGTCAACGCGCTTGTCGTAAACGTTGTAAGCGTCGCCACGGCTGCTCTCTTTGATTTCGATGTCCGTGCCGTCGGGGAACAGCCCCCAAAAGGCCGCGCCCATTTCGTTGAGCGCGTTTTCTATCTTCCTGCGTTCCGCCTCGTCGGTGGTGTTGGTCTTGGCGATGCGCATGGGCGCGCCGAAGATTTCGCCGAACATATCCCAGAAGGCGAGCATATTCTTTTTGCTGATGCACTGGGGGGCGCATTTGAGGAGCAGCCCCAAGTCCTTGGGCTTTCCGACCTCGACGCACCAGAGGGCGAAGTCGCCGTCACGGTAGGACAGCCCTGTGCGCCAGTCGCCAGCGGGGTCGGGCGTGATGACACCATATTCGGGGCAGACGTGCTTTCGCGGCACGAGTTCGACCCCATCGAAGCGCATCCCGCTCTCATCGGACACGACATCGCCGAGCTGGATGAGCGAGTGTCCCCAGAAGCGGCTGTCGAGGGCGTAGTCGCAGAAGTCGGTGAACCACTGCCGTTGGAGGAGCGCGGTTGCTTCGGGCTTTTCCTTTCCGTCCTTCCCGACGATGCGGAAGTCCTTCTGCATGGTTTTCCCTTTTCGCTGTCCGATGCATCCAGTGAGGTGCAGGTCAACGAGGCAGTCGGTATAGATGTCATAGAGGCGTGCGCGGTTTGGCGTGTCGATGCTGATGGCCTGTTGGTGCGCCTGTCTCCAGTCGGCGATGTCCTTTTTTGTGAGGCTGTCGGTCTGCTGCATGAGTTGCGCCGTGAGCTTGATGCCCTTGCGTGACTTGGCAAAGCGTATGAGCCTGTCGGCGTTAGATTGCCGTGCGAACGCCTGTTTGATGTTGTCTAAGATATTCATAAAAAAATAAGTTTTTATAGAATGGCGGCTGCGTTCGGCAAAGTCTGCAAGCAAGCTTGCGTCTTTGCTCTCACTGGCACGCCAATTCATTCCTTTACTCCGATACTCTTAGGCCGAGCGTTATTTCCTGACGGAAGCCGCCCGTGCCATATTTTATTACGTTCTTTTTGACTTGGTAAACGCCCATCTTCTTGCCATCAATCTTTATGCCGATGGCATCGAGCTTGTCGACAAGTTTGTAGCCAAAAGTGGTGAAGCTGCCCTTCAGCCCATCACGCTTGAGCCGTTTGACCTCCTGCTCCGCCCACGCTTTCAACTCGCTTTCAGTCTTGTTATAGGCGTGGATGGTGCGCTTCTCCCCGTCAGCGTCGCCCACCTCCACCTTTATTTTCTTGTTGTTTGGCATAAGGCTGACGGCCTTGACGCAAAGCCGCATATTCTCGGCCTTTTGCTGCTCCAATTGCTGGTCGCTGATGATATTCAGGCCAGTGGCGAACACTTGAGACGGTTTGCTGTCGCGCTCGAATATTACCCCGCAGTAAAGGACGGGCTTGCCGTCCTCATAGCGGAAGAAACTGCGGATACCGTTCTGCTGTAGGTGTCCGAGGAGAGCCGCCACCGTGTCGGCGGTTACTCGGTACTGCCCAAGATTTTGCTCGCCCATAACCTTTATGTCGTAGGTGAGACCCTGGTCTTTAAGCAGCGTTTCGAGCGTGACGCTCTTGTAAGCCTTTTTCGTGGCCTCCATCTGCTTGAGCTTGAACATCTCATCCTCGCAGGTAATCACGATTGGCGTCTTGAAGCCCACATCGCGCACATAGCCCACAAAGGCGAGTTGCAGTCCATCATCGTAGCCAAGCCACACCTTCACGCCGTCGCCGCGCTTGACGGGTATCTCCGTCTCGCCGCCCCACTTTACCTTTTTCGGAATGGTGATTTTGCACTCGTCGGTCAGCTTCTCCATGTCGCGTGTGATTTCCACCTCGGTGGCGAAAGTCAGTTCCCAGTGCTTGTCGCCAGTTATCTCTATTTTTGAGCAAAGCCGATACATCCTAATAGTCCGTGCTGTAGATGTTGTACTCCTCATCGCTTGTCGCGGAGATGGCCACGCTCTGGTAGTTGCTTGCCGTGTCCTGCGAGACGGAGAAGTCGTTGATGACGATGCGGTTGATGTCGAATATCTCAAGGAACAGGCTGTAAATGGATATGGCCGCCTTCTCGTCAAAGAACTTGCGCAGCTCTATCAGTCCGTCCGTGGGGTACTCATCCACTATCTGCCCATCACGCACGGCGGCCACCCCGACCACGATATTGACGCGGTAGTCGCCATCGTTGATGTATTCTTTCACCGTGCCGTCCATTCCCACCATTTGCGTGCTGACGATGTTTTTCTGTCGGCTGATGGCGCAGACAGCATCGTTCATGACAAGCTCCTCGCCGCTGTCCTTTCGCAGTGTCAGTTCGCACAGCACGTATCTGTCCTCCCAATAGCTCTTGTCGGTTATGGGCGACGTGAGTTCCTTTGTCGTGAGGTTGCCGCCCCTTCCATCCCACGATGGGCTTTGCCCCGTGCGAGACGGTTTGAAGCGATAGAGCAGCCCCTTTGCTTGGGTGGCCGCCCCCGCCGCCACGAACGCTATGCTGATGGGTGATTTCATATTCCTGTTATTGCTTTACTTTTTCGTTTTCGTAATCGCCGCGTTTAGTGAGTGTAAGGCTTTGTGC